CGCTCTTCTGATGTGAGAGCGCGGCCTTCGGCTGCTGCTGCTTCAGCAAGAGCCTTGGCCTGTTCGATCAGGTGCTTCATGTTTTCTCCTTGGTTGAGGTTGGGTTGTGGTGCTAGGGAAGCTCTGCGTCGACCTCTTCGAGATCGAGGAGAGCCACTGCGATCCCCGGTTCCATCCCCCGCTCCTCGACCTTGGCCTCAGTAGGCTCCTCGGTCTTGGCAGGCTCTGCCGGTGTCTCGAGCGAACTCAGAACCTCGTCCAGCAGGCTCTTGGCTTGCTGAATGAGACCTTCGTTCTTGGTAGACAGGGTGCGCCCTGCCTTCGCATTCGCAACTCTGATGCTGCTGATGCTTTTTGCCCGCTTTTCGTCGCTTGTTTCAAGCTCAGAGAAGCGGAACGCTGTGAATAGGTCTGTCGGGGTGTATTCCTCGCCAGCCTCTTGATAGATTCGAACAAGGGCCAGTGGGTCTTCTGGGGTGGCGACTGGGCTGAGCGCATCTCCCTCAACACCGAAGGTTCCCTCTGTCATGATGTATTCGACACGGCCATAGCCGCCGTCCCACTCCACCCATGAGCCTTCGGTCAACTCTCCGGGTTCGGCTTTCAAGTGGCGGGCTGCTGATTTTGCTGCAATGAGCTGGGTGGCTGGATTGGCGCCCTTCAGGGTCGGTCCAGCCTCGAGGATGCTCAGTTCGAGAAGTTCATTGACTCCGTCAGCACCCTTCTGTTCTTGGATGATGTCATAGGCGAACGAGAACTCGCTCACCACTCGCTCTGCGAGCAAGGTGCGAACAGTCTGCGCTCTTGGGGTGTCGAAGAACGCGCCACGGATCAGAAGACCGTCTGTCGTCTCTTGAGCACTGAGCGCCTTGCCGATGAATGACTCTGCGGTGCCCCAGTCGTGTGACCATACGATTGGAAGTGTCTTGCCTGCTGCTGTGTATGCTGACAGGCTCTTGGCGAAGGCTCCGGGCATGACTCGATCACCAACGAGGTCGGTGTTGCCGAAGACTGACACAAGAGCGGTGAACTCCCCGTGTGGTGCTTCTGCTGATCCTGCTGCCTTGACCTCAATGGTATTGACTGGGAATGACTTGACCTGCATGGTTCGTGCCTCCTTCATTGTAGAATCTGTGCTGCTCTGCTCATCTTGCTCAAGACTGGACAAGACTCGCTCTGCCCATGAACGACCGGGGTCTCCGCCCCACAGCGCCCAGGCAATCCGACCTGCTGATGGGTAGCCGTCCTCACCGGGCGACCATCCCTGTCCTTGCTTGTCAACTTCATGACGAGCGAAGTAGCTCACCATCCGCCTGATGGTGTCATCTGAGAGGTTTCTTCCGTTGGCAATGTCACGAGCGCGTGCAACACCAATCTCGGTGCCACCCCTGCCGTATTCCTCTCGCCAAGCAAGACCTCGTCTGGCCTCTTCTTGCGCTTCTCTTGGTGCAACTGCCTTGGCAGACCTTTCGCCTCCGACCGGTATGTCCTCAGCGAGAGAGATTGCGACCATCTGATCGATTGCTTCCTGCCGAGTTCTGTGGCAGCCAACGACCTCGCCATCTTCCTTCTCGACAGCCCATCCTTCACAGTCTGGGTTGGTATCAGTCACGAAGTATGGCATCGTCAGTCTCCGAAGTCGCAGATGCATTGACAGTTGGCTGTCTCTTCTGCGTCGAGAGATGGGTGGCCCGGCCATGGTGCACCGATTGAGAAGTCTTCGCTCAAGGCGACAGTCTCCCCATCCAATGATGCGTGTGTAGAGCGTGGGTTGCCACTAGTCACGATCCAAGTCTTGGTGCGTCGACCATTGGAACCGGCGCTCTCAACTCGAGCGAAGTTGGCAACTGATGCTGCGATTGAGTAGCCAGCAGAGATGACCTTGCCATCTGTCATCTCGTCGAAGAGTTCGTCCATTGCATCGAGAATGTCTTCTTCGTCCTCAAGATCAGAGAGTCGGTTGGCGATTCTCTCCTGAGTGGCAAGGTTGACCCGCTTGGCTGCGTTCTCCGCAACTGCTGCAAGGTAGTTCTCGCCATTTTCGATGTCCCAGTCTCCGACTGTGGCAGCAGACTTCTTGGCTGTTTTGCGCATCACCGGCAGAAGGTCGGCTGCGAGTTCCTTGTCGAAGCGTGTGCGATCATAGACTCTGCGAGCATCTGCCTTGACCTCTGCGATGAGGCTCTTCTGTGCTCCGAGCTTGCTGATCACTGACCGGCGCTGCCGATTCAGGTTTGACTTGAAGACTGCGTTCAGTTCCTTCGCTGCCTCATTTCGGATGCCGATGTAGGAATCACGACCGAGTGCGCTCTTGTTCTGAATCTCGTTGCTCGAACTCAGCCCAAGAACTCGGTCATCGCTGACACTGTCTTGTGGGCTTGCTTGACCACCGATGAGCACATTGAGCGGTGTGACCAGTTCGTCCCCGCCCTCAATCGAGCGAAGGTTCAGTCGCGCTCTTGCCTCGTTGCGGGTGAGGTATGGTGCACCAACTGAAGCCTGCAGCACCGCTGCCTGCTCCTCGAATGATCCACGCAACTTGTCCTGCAACTGGAACTCAAGGTAGATGCCATCTCCTCCGAACTCTGGCACGAGTTGTGCTTCGAGTTCCTCTTGAATGAGAGTGAGCCACGGGGCGAGTGCATTCTGATAGAGTTGGCGGTTCTGCTCTGTCAGTGATGCGTAGGTTGAGTTGCCAAGACCGAGAAGACCTGCTGGCACACCGTAGGCACCGGCGACGATCTCTCTTGCGAGCTGTGAAGACTCGATGTATTGGGAATCTCGTGGTGAGAAGGTCTCAAGTGGTTTAGCCACCATGCCCTCTTCGAGCACAGCAGTCTTGCCGCTGTTGCGAGCGCCGGTGAACGATGCGTCCCACTCTGCACGGAAGCGTGAGCGGGCTGTGTCAGACCAAGGTGGTGCACCGAGAGGCCTCTCGATCACAAGAGACGCTCTTGCGCCCTGCTTCCACAGACCCTCGCGGTGCTCTGCTGCTGCGAACTGCTCTGCCAGAAGTTGGCGTAGCGTCTCAAGTGGGCTGAGACCCTTTCTTGGGTCTTTCGGATCGTAGCCGTGCATGTGAATGACTTCGTCACGCGAGAACTCAACTGTGCGACCTTGTCCGATGACCTGATAGCCGTCAGGACGAAGCCAGTTGGTTCCGATTGGCTTGACAAGTGTAGGTGGGACACGAACGAGAGCGATCCTGCCATCCTCGTTGCGGACCTTGATGCGTATTGCCTCATCGAAGATGCACAAGTCCTTGACCAGTGCCTCCATCCAGCGAGTCCGTGTGACATAGATGTCGGGGTTCTCGATGGTGTTGGTGAGTGGTGAGTTGGTCAGTCGCTCTCTGTCGTTGTCATCGATTCTGCGATAGGCATGCAGAGGAATCTGTGCGATGTTGCGAGCAAGGAAGTCGACCACAGTTCTGACCTCGTGCTGTGTCTTGTAGAGATCGGCATGGTCAATCTGGCGGTCGTCGAACAGACGAATGGCGCCACCCAGCGTTGGTGCTAGTGGCGTCTGCGGTCTGACATTGAGCAGCTCGTCTCCGTTCTGGACGATTGCCATACTACACCTCCGTGATTTGGATGAACTCGATGTTCGCCTTCTCGATCAGCACTTCTCCCGAGACCTCGACCGGTTCTGCACCCGGCTCAAGAATCGTCGCTCCTTTCAGAACGATGACTGAGCCGGGGGCGCCGGTGAGGTAGCCACGGAATGCTGTGCCTGACTTGAGGTTGACCAGACACCGCTTGGCGTAGGTCAGGCGCTTGTAGGGACTAGTCAAGGGCATTGACTCTGATTCCTATTCTCGGAACAGTTGTCGAGAAGCCGGTGCTGTTGCTGATGTTGTTCTGAAGCGTTCCGGTCTCGAAGTTGAATGTGCTCCAGTCCGTGGACCCGTTGTAGAGTGCACAGATGCCTGTCATGTATTGGGCGATGTTCGTTGGAACACCGAAGTGATACCACGGGTCAACAAGACCGGGAACTTCGACTGTCCAGTTGCCTAGGTTTCCAGCGTTTGGATCGACAGGCCCATAGGCGAAGCCCATCCAGTATGTCTGATCGGCATTCAATACCGTGTTGGTCGCAAGAGTGAACTGTTGTGGACCACCGGCTGGACCACCGCTGTTGCTTGGGGCGATTGTGAAGTAGCCCATGTCCTTGTGCAAGTTGGTCGGTGCGTGTTGAGGTGATCCGCTGCTGTTGTAGATGTAGGCACGAATCTTGATGCCGCCATTGCCTTGTGTGGTTGGTGGGTTGTAGCCCAGACCCACGATGAACTTGTTGATCTCGACCGCAGCACTGAAGCGAATCGGAACGAGGAATGCGTTGTAGCCACCAAGTCCTGACAATCCTGTCTGATTTCGAGTGAAGTAGTAGCGATCAGCGACTGGGTTGAGTGTCTGATGCTCGATGTTGAGTGCGTCGAAGTTGACCCACTCTGTTCCGTTGTAGACAAGAGACTCACCCTCAAGTGGTGAGGTGAGAACGACATCGGTGAGGCCGTCGAGGTTGCTTGCGCCGCCTCCACCCGTTCCGGGTGCATAGAATGATGAATCTGGCATGACTAGCGAACCTCCAAGATGCGGACATCTTGGCCTGCCGCTGTTGAGATTGCATACACGACCGCGCCAAGCCGCAGATCGAGGGTGCGAGCACCACCTGCTGGTAGAGGTGAACCGGTTGCATCTGTGACCTGAGCGTTGCCGCCAAGCCAGATGACCTCAGTTCCGTTGTTCAGGATTTCGTATGTGATGCGGCCATCCTTCGCTGCTGCGGCGAAGTCACCGACTGTGATGATTGCGGTTGCTGTCAGACCGACAGTCACTGCTGTTGCTTGTATCATAGAAGTTCAACTCCTCGTTCCTCGTAGACTGACCGACCGGTCAAGGCTGTGCCTGCCAACATCGCGCTGTTGATCGCCATGATGAGGGCCACCAGACCGTCGATGCGTGCAGTGCTCTTGGCCTTGTCGGGCTTCAGGTTGCCTGCCGGGTCTGTTGATACCAGTGCGCCGTCTGCGTGTGCGCTCAAGACGGGGTGTGATCCATGGGAGATGCCCCCAGAGACGATGAGTCTCTCAAGTTCCTTGGTCGGTGCGGACATGGTTGCGAAGCCCTGACGGGTTGGGGCGACTCTCAGACCCTGCTCTGCAAGTTCGACGACGAGCTGCGTCGAGTTCCATGGGTCATACGCCAACTCCATGATGTGGTAGTCGGTGGCAAGTTGCTCGATGAAGGTCTTGATGTAGCGGTAGTCGATGACATTGCCCGGTGTGAGAGTGAGGTGACCGGCATCTGCCCATTGCTGATACGGCAGGCGATCTCTCTTCTCGCGCTCTGCCATCCCATCGGCTGGAAGCCAGAAGTGTGGAATGACGGTGAAGGTTCCGTCCTCCTCTGGGAAGAGTTGCACCAAGGCGGACACATCCGTGGTCGAGGACAAGTCAAGGCCGACGAAGCATCCGCGTCCCTTGAAGTCCTCGCGGTTGATTGGCTTCTGACCGCAACTGTGCCAGTCGTCCATGTTGATCCATCGCTGGACTTCTCGAGTCCACTTGTTCAGGTAGAGTTGCTCGAATGAGGTCTGACGAGCCGGGCTGACCTTGGCCTTCCTGATTTCGTCCTCGAAGAACTCCGGCATGACCGTGATGCCGAGACTTGGGTTGGCCTTCTTCCAGACTTTCTGGTCTGTCCAGTCATCTTCCTGCTCTGCTGCATAGATCACGGCAAGGTATGAGGGGTCTTCGAGTTCGCCAGATGCGACCCTGATGGCGTAGTCGTGCTGTTCCCAGGCGATGTGGTTGGGGTCGTATGTTCCGGCAGTCGTGATTCCAATGACGATGGGTTGCTTGCGGGCACCGACTGAAGAACTGAGAACATCCCAGATGTCTCGATTCTTGTGTGCGTGAACTTCGTCCAGCACTGCGATGTGTGCGTTGAAGCCGTGCTGACCAAGCGCCTCACCCGAGATGGTGCGAAGCACGCTGCCAGTCTTGGGCACCTCGATGTAGGATCGCACAGCTCGACATCTCTTGCGAAGAGCCGGTGAAGCATCGACCATCTTGCGAGCGGTCTCGTAGCAGATGCGGGCCTGTGCTCGGTCACGCGCTCCCATGTAGACCTGCGCTCCGGGTTCGTTGTCTGCGACCAAGCCATAGAGCGCAAGCCCTGCGGCCAATGTGGTCTTCGCATTCTTCCTAGGAACCTCAAGCCAGACTGTGCGATACAGCCTTGTGCCATCAGCACGCTTGGTTCCGAACAGGGGTCGAATGACCTCGTGCTCCATCCAAGGCATCAGGTTCCACTTCTCACCGGCTCCTCGACCCTCAACGAGTCGAAGCATGCCGAAGAACTCGACTGCCCTGTCTGCAGCAGCCTCGTCGAAGTAGGTGCCCTCAGGCAGTGCCTTGTATGCTGACGAATGTGTTGGCTTGGTCCATTGACTAGTCGAAGAAGTCGTCGCCATCTTCCGCTTCCTCCGCCTTCAGTCGTGAGCGAGACGAAGGCGTGAGTCCGAGTTCTGAAGCCAGCATTCTGATGAGCGTCGCTTGATCGCGCTGGACTCTGACTGCTGGGTTGGTCACAAGACCGTCGCGTCTTCCCTCAATGAGAACGCCCTGCTCGTCCACGAGTTTCGTGGCTTGCTTGTAGGTCACAACAGCCACTGCATAGGATGAGAGAATGTCCTGATCGGCCTCGAAGAGCAGACCCATTGCTTCGAGCTGGTCAGCCGTGCGCTTCCAGACAGCCTTGGCGTCCTTGCTCATCCATGTTGGGCACTTGGGCTTGCTCTTCTTGGGCTTGGGTTCCTTCTGGTTGATTCTGTCCTTGCGCTCGCCTCTGACCACCTTGAGGTGTGTCGGCTTGGGCGCCGGTCCCGGTCTTGCCATCGTTCTTCCTCCTCCTGCGTGCCTATGGCACCTACCCAGACCTGTGCCTAGGCTGCCCCTCTTGACAGACTTGACCTATCTCGTCAACGCACGAGCGAAGTCCCGGGCGCGGTAGCGCATTTTTTTTTGCGAACTTTTTTGACGCCCCTGCCGCGATTTTTTTTGCGCGATTTTTTTTCGCGGCGACTTTCAGTCTTCGTCGCGCTTCAGCGTGTCGTAGTATGTGCGACGCGAGTGACATGACTTGCAGAGAGGTCGAAGGTTGTCGAGGGCGTGAGTTCCGCCGTCTTTCAGTGAGACAATGTGGTCGACTTCTGTTGCTGGTTGTCCGCAGTTGCGACAGTTGGGTTCCGCCTTCAGAACTCTCCGGCGGATCACTCGCCACTCAGGTCCGTAGTCCCGCCAGACTTCTCGCTCTCGTCTTGCCTGTTCCCTCTGTCTGTTGTGTTCCTTGCACCGAGCGCCATTGACTAGCTCGGGGCAGCCGGGAGTAGCACAACGGGTGGGGGGTTTCCATGGCATAGGTG